TGTGGTGCTTATGGCCCATGACTACCGGGGATTGCCTATTGCAAGGGCTGAAAACATAAAGAAAACTGATAATGGTATTACTTCGGATGTGGTATTTCCGGATGAAGGTGTCTATCCGCTTGCTGACACAGTTTATAGACTCTACAAGGATAAATTTATGCGAGCCTGGAGTATCGGATTTATACCTATGAAAACTGAGGATATTGAAGATGAAAAAGGAAAAGATGAAGAAGATCATATCAGGAGAGGCAAACGAATAAAAACTTCTGAATTATTGGAATATTCGGGTTGTACTGTTCCTTCTAATCCAGAGGCCTTAACTAACATGATGGCTAAAGGTATCAATATTGATACATTGAAGGAAGCTGGATTTATTGAGATAGAGGATGAAATTATTAATGAAAAGATAGATGAAAAGGCAATAGAGGAAGAAAAGCAATCTGATGAATTATTTGAATTAGATGAAGAGATAAAAGAAGGCGGTTATGTGACTGATGAAAAGAGTGGTTATTTAACAGAAGAAAATAGTTATGTAATTAACAAAGAATTAGAAAAAGAAATAGTTCTCAAGCCCGAAGAAACCGAAGCATTTATACACATCCCGGTAAGGTCAGCAGGGGATTTTGTAAAGGATTCATTCAGAACGATTGACATAGATGCCAAGAAAGGAATCAAAGCAGTAATCGGAAAGCTCAAATCCGATCCGCAAGGTTCGACTAAAACACAGAAATTCATATTTGACAAGTCTAAAGGGTGGACATTGGAGTCTGCAAGACAATGGGTTAAGGACCATAACAAAGAATATGAAGATATTGATTTAGATGAGCCTTTTCTTACAGAGGAAAAAGAAGAGAAGGGTGAAGGCTCTGATGCTGATGAGGTTATTAAGGGAAAAGATAACAAAGAATATGATGCTTTAATAAAAAGTTTAGAAGATATGATTCTAGCTTTAAATGTAAGTGAGGTTATTAAAGAAAACAAAGAATTAAAAGAGAAGGTCGATAAATTAGAAAAAGAAAATAAAGAACTCGAATTGAAAGCTGGGGCAGTCTTGAATAAAAGGAATAAACAGGACTTAAAGGATGCCCAGAATAAAATTCAAAATGTACTGGATTCTGCCGAACCCATAGTAGAAGATAGCTTGGAGATTGAGGATACCAAAGAAGTTATAGAGGACAATATAGTAATAGATTTAGGAACTGATACAGTAGACGATCCACCGATAGTCGAAGAAAAAGACGAAGATACATTTGAAGTAGACGAAGCAATTATTAAAGACATGATAGATAGCAAGTTTGATTTTGTGGTAGGTAGAATCGACAAAAAAAACGAAAGGAAGTGATTTTAAAATGAAACTTACACCCGATGAATTAGTAGCGATGATTAAAACGACAATTGATGAAAAACTAAAAGAACTAGTGAAAATTAATCCGAATGATAGACCTGTCAGTGATGACGGGGATAAAAATAACCCCGAACCAACATGGAAATCTTTTGGTGAGCAATTACAGGCTGTAGCAAGAGTAGAGACTAGACACATTAAAGATCCAAGATTGGTTTATGAGGTTTTTGATAAACAAGAGAAACAACTGGGAATGAATGAAGGTGTTGGAGCACAGGGCGGATTCTTAGTTGCACCGGAGTTTTCAAAGCAATTATTAACACAGACTTATGAAACTGGTATCGTAACCAGAGATTGTTGGAAAGTTCCTATTTCCAGCAACAGATTAATCATAAATGCCATTAATGAAGTTTCCAGAGTTACCGGAGTCAGAAGTGGTGCATTATGCACTTACTGGTTATGTGAAGCCGGAACTAAAGTAGCATCCAGACCAAGCCTCAGACAAATAGATTTGAAACTCAATAAGCATATCGGCGCATACTATGCTACCGATGAATTATTGGAAGATGCTACTGCATTAGAGGCTATTGTGTCGAAATTATTTGCAGACGAATTTGGATGGAGAATTGACGATGCCATAATCAACGGAACCGGAGCAGGAATGCCTCTAGGTATCTTACTTGGCGGTGGATTAGTGCAGCAAGCCGCAGAACCTTTACAGCCTATTACTACCGTTGTAGCGGAAAATGTAATGGGTATGTGGAATTTGATGCCTGCCAAAAATAGAACCAATGCCAAATGGTATATCAATCAGGATGTAGAACCCCAATTAATGCGGATGTTCGTTCCTGCAGGATTAGGCGGACTGCCGGTATATTTACCTGCTGGCGGATTTGTCAATGCTCCTCATGGAACTTTATTCGGTAGACCGATTCAACCTATCGAGCAATGCCCTGCACTTGGTGCTGTCGGAGATATAATCTTTGCCGATATGAGTCAGTATATCCTTGTTGAAAGAGCCGGTGGGATACAGTCTGCAAGTTCTATTCATGTAGCCTTTATGACTGACGAACAGGTATTCAGGTTTGTATTACGCATAGACGGTCAGCCAATATGGAATGCTGGCGTATTAGCCGCAGACGCAGTTACTACCAGAAGCCCTTACGTTGCATTAGCAGGCAGACCATAAAATAAATAAATAAAATATTATCGAAAGGAGATGATATAAATGTATACATGGAGTGAGAGAAACAAAGTAGTCAATGTTTTAATACCGGTTGCGGATGCTTTTGCTACTGGTGCTGGAGTAGTTACTGATATAGTTCACATGGAGAATTACAAGAAATGCACCTTTATAATTATAACGGGGGCTACCTCTATCGCTGTTCAAACAGTAAGGGTATTCGCTGGAGTTTCCAATTTAGTTTGTGCAACCCCAATAACATTCAAATATAGAACTCAGGCAGCCGCTGCTGTTCCCGGTGTAGGTTCGGATGTGCCAACTACATTAACTAATGCAACCGTCGCCGGATTTCCGACGATTGCCTCTGTGGTGGGTGGAATGGCTATAATCGAGGTGGATGCCGCTGTTGTGGCTGCTGCAGGTGCTAATTTTGACCACTGTGCTTTAGATATAGTAGATACAACTGCTGCTGCTGCACAGATAGGTTGTGTTATTGCAATCCTAAGTGAGCCAAGATATCCGCAAGATATTTTACAAACGGCTATTGATTAAAAATAAATAAAAGGAGTTTGTCCTATGTCTTTGTACGTTAAACTTTTTGTAGACTGGCGAGGTTATCAAAGGGGCGAGATTATTGAGGTAGCAGATAATACCGGGAAAGCCTTGATCCGAGAAAATATCGCCGATTTCTGCGAAAAGGAAAAGCCAATAAAGGCCAAACAAGTAAAAAAGGCATCCCAAGACAAGATGTTGAGGGATGCCCCTAAAAACAAAATAATAAAAAAATAACCTTTTGACCTTAAAAGGGTTGCTTCCTTAATGGAAGCGAAAGGAGATGATTATTATGAGTAGAGGTAGAGGTAATTATAATTGGTTTCAAACCGGATTTCCAATGGTAAGTGATAATACCAATGCAGAGTCTTTAGTGCCTATGTTCCCAATAGTATTCTATGATGACTTCTTGGGAGGGGATGTAGTTATTCCAGCAACGGGAACAGTAGAATCAGGATGTCCGTGGTCTACATTAATTTTAGGAAATGGTGTGGTAGCAAAGGTAACAGACGGAATAAATGGGATTGTTTCATTAGCTATAACCGCTGCGGCTTCTGCGGATATTGCATGTTTAGATTGGAATGACCAGGAATCATTAAGTCTGAATCAAGGGCTTATCTTCGAGGCAAGAGTGGCAATCTCTGTATTACCGACTCAGGCAGTAGCAGGTACGACTGAAATAGTATGGGGACTTGCAGGGGCACATAATGCTGACCTTGATACTGTTGATTGTAATGCTTGGTTCAGGGTTCAGCATACCGCGAATACTGTTTTATTATGGGAAACTGACGATAATGCCACCAATGATGATGATAATGTCTGTGCAGGTATCGTTTTAGTAGCCGGTGTTTATCACATCTACAGAATTGATGCAAGTAATATTGCAGCAGTCAAGTTTTATGTTGACGGTGTATTGGTCGGGACTGGTAGTATGGTTGGATTGGTTACTCCGATCTGGTGTGTACAACCTTACTTTAATGTGTCAAAAACTAATGCTGGTAATACTGGAGTCGGAACTATGCTTGTCGATTATGTCAGGGTATTTCAGGATAGAAGCTAATTAAGTTAAAAAAGGTTGGGGGAGTTTGTTTAGCTTACTCCCCTAACTAAAAAAAGGAGAGTAAATGATAATTACAAAAGTTACGGTGAAACAAATATCGACAATATTGCAGGGACTTATGGGAATGTATAAGGAACCTATACCATCTAATACTACTTATTGGCTTGTAAGGGATATGCATTGGCTGGAAAGTGAAGGGAAAAGATTAGAACAAAAGAGAATAGAGATAGTCATGAAGTATGTAAAAAAGGACAAGGATGGCAAACCGATACTGAAAGAAGAAGGCAAAGCATACGATATAGAAAACGAAGGGGGATTTAATAAGGAAATTAATGAATTATATGAAACCGAAGTAGATATAAAGCTAAGGACTTTTAAACTTAATGATTTTGGAAGAGCCTATATATCTATGGAGAATTTAATAAAGATAAAACCAATCATTGAAGATTGGGAAGAAGAAAGCAAGGCATGGTTGGATTTAGTTAACAAGAAATCAAAGAGGGTGAATAAATGTTAGCTAATATAGTAGATATGAATCCTATATTTAGAGGCAATAAGCGGGAATATCTTCTTACTTTTACGGATAGTCTTGGTGGGGTAATTGATATTAGCTTGTGGACTATATATTTTACAGTAAAAAAGAATTATGCAGATACAGTTGCAACGATAAGCAAGGATATTACCGTGCATTATGATGCTCCAAATGGCCAGACAAAAATATTATTGACACCTACAGATACCGATATAGTACCTGGCAATTATTTCTATGATATTCAAGCTAAGAAGGCAGCAGATGACATTGAAACCGTATTATCAGGAATGATCCAAATTATAGCAGTAACAAGGAAGATAACATAATGGCAGAAAATATTAATGTAACCATAACCGAAATGGAAGCGATTAATGTAACACTTACCGGAGGAGCACCAGTTACAGTACGGAGACGCATGCTTATACTTGATATAAAAGTGGCTGATACTGATGGCATTCATGCGGCGATTGCAGGAACTGGTGGAGTCCAAGAGATAACAACGGCAATTACCAATCCCGATGAGCCTAGAAATATAACCATCACTTGTACTAATCTGGCAGCCTCAAGCGGTATAGTCACTATCACCGGTTTGGTGAGGGGAGTATCTACTACGGAAGATATAACCATTTCACTGGGGGCGACTGTTCAGGGCAATAAAGCCTTTGATACTGTTACCAAGATTAATATTCCCGCAACCCTTGAAATTGGAGATAATTTACAGGTGGGTTTTGGTGACAAGGTGGGATTGATCGATACGATATCCGCTGCCAATAAAGTCTATAAAATAAAAATAAATGCTGTTGATGTGACATCTACCTATGTACCCGCTAAAATCAATGCTACTTATGGCACGATAGATTTTTCACCTATCGGTGCATGGCAGGATATCACTATTTTATATTTAGGAAATTAAAAGGAGGTGAAAAATGATTAAGTGGGGGAAAAAAACAAGAAATATAACTATAATCGCGATATTGATTATGATGTTATGTTTTTTAGGCGTGAATGGAAACGGACAGAATGGGGATATGAAATATAATGTCCCAGCGACTACATTACAAGAAACCGAAGAAGAAGCAATAGAAGAACCCGAACAAAAACAGACAGATTTAACTGTTTTTTTAATTGATAACATTAATGGAAGCAATATTAAACTAAAAAATTGTATCATGCAGTTAGTAGGTGAAATGCAGATTGCCGAAGATATGTTTACCTATAGCAATACCTTCTATGATGGCAATATCTATAAGATAACTGTTCTAATTGAATTAAGAAATGATGAGAAAAATTAAAATAAAAGAAATGAGGTGATTTTAAATTGAAGAAATTAATTGTATTTTTAATGGTGTTTTCACTCTTATTCATGAGTGTAGGCACAAATGTTTTTGCAGCATTCAGTGCTGTTAATCTAGGTCCTACTTCAGATTTAACTGGAGATATCAATGTACCAAGTGGATTTGATTATTACGTTAATAGTGTTGCAATAAGCACAATCTATTCACCAATTGCTGGTAGTGCAAGTATAACAACTGTAGGAACGGTGACATCTGGTACAGCATCTACGGGTTTTGTAATTGGTGGTGTAACCATGACATTAGGTTCTGATGCTGAATTTGATACATATTATGGCGGTGCTTCAAATTCAGCATCAGAACCTAATGTCATGGTTACACCA